ATTTGACTAAATGCTATTTGTTCATAGAAACTATTTTCAACTTCAGTTCTTGCAGCTAGATGTACAATGACATCGGGTTTTAATGCTGCCACTTCCTCTGTGACGGCAGCAAAATCTAATAGATTGTTTTTTAAATGATGCACTGTGTGCTCTGTTTCTAATCTAGGTGTCAGATGTTGTCCTATAAACCCGCTGGAACCTGTTAATAATATCTTCATAAAAAATCCTCTACTACAGTATATAGCAGAGGATTCGGGTTAACTAGTTAATGTTGAGTTAGTGTAAATCAACCCAGCCGCCGGTTGTACCGTTGTTGTTAACTTGAAGTTTGTTGGTGCTCTGTAAGTATATCACCATCCCTGCTGCAACAACGCCTGCTGGTAATGCAGTATCTCTAGCAGTGGTGTCAGCAAATGGAGTAAACCTCATCACAGGTGCTGTGATATGGTGTCTAGAGTTTATGGATACTTGTGCTTCAAAGTTGCCAAACGCATCATGTAAACCAAATAATAGTTTACCAGGTAACGTATTGCCGGCGGCGGCACTGTCAACAGCGCCAATAATAAAAACTTTTTGTATATAATCACTGCCGTTGAATCCGCTAATATTAAATGCACCAATAGCGTCACCGGTTTGAACCGTGGTAAGATTACTGCCCGCTAGCCGAGCACCTTCTAATACTGCTACAGTCATATTATTGAAGTCGTTGGTAACACCTGATTTTCTTACAGCAAATAAAGCAGAATTAGCAACAATTTCTGTAATATTGTCTGCAGGAAGTCCTAACTTAATTTGTGAAGTACTTGATCTAATACTGTCAGAAACTAAAGTTAAACTTCCGTTGCCTAGTGTTGAGTCGATGGCATTAACTAGCAAAGCACTATCATCACCAAACACACTTCCTTTAAGATCACCGATCACACTGCCTGTTACATTTCCAGTTACATTACCTACAACATTTCCTTCAAATGTGCCTTTTACCACAGCGGCCGGAATTTCACCCGAAACAGCATCTACTAGTAGTGTAGAATTATCTGCAAAAATTGATCCTTTAACATCACCTACAACACTACCGCTAACACTACCTATTAAATTACCGGTAACTGTTCCTATTACTGCGTTAGTGGCTGACAAAGTATTAGAAAAAGGATTGTAGGTTAGCCCGCTATCAGTATAAATCGCATTATCGCCGGCTTGATCATCAAAGAATGTAATATAATGGCTGGCATTTGTACTAGTAACATTGGTTGTGATTGTGCTGGCATTAGAACCAATTGATGTAGGAATCGCACTACCGCCTACTGTGGAGCCCGCCGGTAAATCAATAACGGTTCCGTTACCGCTAATAGTAGCATTACCAATCCATAAGGCATTTGCGCCTTCTGTCAAATATAGTTTATTAAATTTCTTAGTGTAAGAACCTAGATTGTAAGATTCGCTAGTACTTGGAAATACATCGCCGCCTACAAACAGTTCATTTTCAAAAGTTACATCGCTGTTAAAAATCATAGCTGGTGTAACAGTAATTGCACTGCTGTCCGCACTGTCAATTAATGAAGTAAAAATATTTCCAGTTACACTACCTGTAACATTACCACTGAATATGCTTGCTGAAAGAGTGTTTGTGCTAGGAAAATAAGTTAATCCTGTGTCAGTTCTAACTTGTTCATTTCCGGTAACTGTGTCAACAAATGTAATATAATGGGCAGCAGCAGATGTGTTTGTTTCGGTCAATGCTATTGTAGATGCAACAGTTGCAGAACTTGCATTGCCGGTTACATCCCCAGTTACATTACCTTGTAAACTGCCAATTAATGTTCCACGAAGTACACCATCTCTTGCATCAACTAAGATAGAACTATCGAAACCAAATACTGACCCGTAAAGATCACCATTGAACTGGCCAGTTTCTGTGTTAACTAATACCGTGCTATCTGTACCTATAACATTTCCAGAAACTGTAATATTATAAGTATCGCCTTCGTTGATACCTAGTGCCTGGCCACCAACGGTTGATCCTAGTGGAAAATTAATAGCTGTACCAGTTGAAGTAATTACTGCATTGCCTAAATAAATTGACGATCCACTTAGGTATAAGTCTCTAAATCTATAGGCAGAGGTTCCTAGATCGTAGGCAATGTTTGTATCTGGTATAATATTACCTTGCGGTACAAAATTACCATAAACTGTGCGGGTCTCAGAGTTAACAATTAGTCCGGAATCGTCGGCCCAGAGATTTCCAGCAAATCCTTGATCAGCTCCAATCAGACCAATATAATTTGATAAATCTTGTTGAACAGTTGCTTGTAATCTATCACCAACATAAGCAAATGTAACACCACTATGTACAGTATTGTCACTTAGGCTATCACCCAAGAACAGTTTGGCAGCTGTGCTTCTAGCGTCGCCTACGCTGAAATTAGTCACAGGTAGTCCGCCAGCTGTGGTTCCATTTCCCACGTAAACGCTTGCTGTGGTTGTATCGTAAACGAGTTCGCCCGCTAATGGTATATTGGCCAGCCTATCAGCTGTGGGTCCTCTTCTAATCTGTAAAGGCATGCTTAACTCCTGGAATGTTCGTATCCTATGTTATATTTATACCTTTGTTTCTTTTCCCTAAAGTTAGAAATCTTAGTCAAAAAAATAGGCTCTTCGGAGCCTATTAAACTGCGTAGATTACTACATGGTAGGTCCGTTGCCGTTCCTAAATCCAGATGATCCGCCTTCTGCTTCAATCCTCTTGATAACATCTTCAAACAAGATTGGTGCAAAGTCCGGAGTCTGCTCTACGCAAACACAATGATATCTAACATCGTTCTCGTCGCTGTACAAAATTTCTCCTGTACGAGCATCTACTCCACGAGCTTTACGCACACGATTAGCGTGAGTATGACCGTGAATGTTAACACCAAAACGACCCATACTATCGCTGTGCAACGGGATGTGACTCAAGATCATTCCATCCATTACATGGTACGCCCGTAATTCACGGAAGTATTCACGATATTCTGCGTCCGGAAAGATGTCATGATTGCCACGGATAAGCACTTTGTCTCCATTTAAACGAGACAAGGTTTTCAGCGCCTTACGGTTTATAACCACATCGCCAAGGTGATAGACCTTGTCCGTGGGCTTGACTCTTTCGTTCCACGCCTTGACCATTGCTTCGTCCATTTCTTCGGGACTGTCCCACGGGCGCAATTTTGTAACGCCATCATTACGGGTAAAGCGGCAGACACCGGTATGTCCAAAATGCGTGTCTGATACTAAAAATACACTAGGCATCATGCCCTCCTTTCTTATTCTATTGCTCTTCGAAAAATTATTTCTTGTTTTGAAAATGCATCGACTTCCCAAGGCATGTTCAGATATTTTGTTCTTTTACTGTACTGTTTCCCACACCAAACGGCACTTCCGTTTTTTGCAGTTTTCAGTTTGCCTTTAGCCATCTGTGCTACATGAACCATTTCATGCGACAGTGTTAGTCCAATCTCTTTTAACTTCATAGGGCTAATCACTATCACATAACTGTCTAGGATGTCCACAGGAACAGTCATGCCCATACCGTCACACTCTCCACGAGCCACCCGGATGACCACCGCCTTACGACTGCGGGTCAATCCCAGTTGTTTGATTATTGAGGGCATAAGACACTCAATAAATTTACGGGTTTTTTCACTACGGGCTTCAACAAGATATTCCATGAGCTTCCTTTGAACAGTTAATGTATTATAACATCAAATGCTCAAAATGTCAACCTTAACATTCTAAATCAATATGACGACCTTTGTCTAAATCTAAACGCAGATTTCGAGATACTCGCTCTGCTATAACTTGATCTAATCTGCGTTCTTCGATCTTCTTGGCATATTCTTCAGTTCGTTGTTTATCTAAACGAGCTTGGTCTAGGCGATATTGTTCTAGGTTATACTTGATAACGCTCTGTTCTGCTCTCGAAATGCTCATAAATCATTCCTAAAAGTTCTCCAGTCATCGATGTTGGGCTTTTCGTCCGCATCATATGTCCAACCCAAGTGCTTCATCATGCGATGCTTGACCAACAGGTTAGGACTACGAAAACGCTCTGTGTCATTAAAGCCCATCATAACTCCAACTTCGCAGACTGCACCACTACGGCAAATGCCAGCATAGCAATGAACAACCACATTCATACGATTGTCTAGTGCATGTTGCAGTAGTCGAACAAGCTCAGCGGCCTGCTCATGACTACAACGCATAGCTTCATCCAAGGCAAAGTCTTTTTCTTCAATGTCCAAGAACTCAAAGTTATGACGCTCTTTGAATTGGTGCTTGGCTTCTGGTCGCCAACCAGCTGGATCAACAATGCTGATCAGCATACTATTTTCTCC